GTCCACCGGGCCGGCTGGAAGTGTCTGGAAGTTATCGTGTCTAGTGGTGCTGCCGGCGCCTCGGCTGGCGCTGGCGTGACCCTGGCCTTGGGCGACGGCACCACGGCGGATAAGTACGTTACCGCTTTCGATGTTGACGCGGCGGCTGTTGGTCGCATGAACGCTACCGGCTGCCACTACCAGCCGACGACTGACAAGATTGTTACCTTAACGTGGTCTGCGGTCGTTCCGGTGGCGACGACGGTTATCAACTACACTTTCATGTTCACGGAATAGGCGTGACTTGGGAGTCAGGCGGATACACCGGCGAAGGCTCCGAGGCTCTCTTAGGGGAGCTTCGGGGCCAGCCGGCCATCGTAGCCGGAAATGCGAAAGGCGTCTTTGAAGAAGTGGAAGCCGCCAAATCAATACTGGGCCGATGCGTTCAGTTTGCTGCTAACGACATTGGCGTCTACCTTTCTCATGTGGATCATATGGTGTCTCTTCACACTCCGAAGCTGGATCACTGGACCGGGCTGAGACGCGATGCGACCAGCAAGGGATACGGCAATAAGGATTTCAGAGTCCATGACGGCGGCTTGTATGGGGAAAGGGAATGGCACCAATGGACGGGACTGACACCGATAATGGCCCTATCAGGACTGTTTGCGGCACAGATTGCGTGGCTGATGGGATGTTCTCCCATCGTACTTTGCGGCTGTCCCACGGACACAAAGCCGTGTTTTTGGCAGAGCAACGATACTGTGAATGGTGGCTACCTGAAAGTCCAGAGCCAGTTCAAGGCGGAAGTAAACCGGAACCCGGAGTTTAAGGCGGCACTGCGTAGTATGTCCGGGTGGACCAAGGAATTCTTAGGTCATGCTTAAAGGCACCTGCAATCAATGTGGAGTCTGCTGTTTCCTCGGCGCTTTCAAGTGCGAGCACCTAGACGTTGGCGGTATCCCAGGAATGCCGATGGCGACACGCTGCCGCGTTCACGACAAACGCTATACCGACATGCCAATCTTTCTCACCGATCCGCACGGCGCCATCAAGCAGGGGTTTTGCCTGCACGATGCCGGGCCAGCCGAGGATGACAAACTCATTCAACTTATCAGGCGCGGGCAATGCTCTCTAAGGGAGGAATAAGTTATGGCTAATTTTGCAAACTCCGCAGCCGGGAAAATAGCCGCAGAAGAATGGGCCAGGGCTAAAATAGCCGATGGCACCTGGACTAACGCGCACATGGCAGTCGATAAATCTGGCAACACCATTTGCCGTTTCCAAAGACCTGCATCACCTAGCAGTGCTACAACCAAGGAATACGGGGGATGGGTAGAAGACCGAGCAGACGACGCAGTTTAGGTGATTCGATGCCACCTAAAAAAAAGGCTATCAAAAAGCCTGTGAATGAAGCTCAAGTCGAGCCGGTGGTGGCACCGCCAAAGTGTCTGGTTGATGGTTGCACCTCGACGCCGCCATGTACTAAGCACAGCGCAAGATGATAACACCAGAGCAAGAGCAGGATAAATACCGGAGAATTTGGGAAGTCCCCGGCTATCGGGTTAAATCGCCCGGCGAACTCCTCGTGCCGACATTCCTGCAACACGCCGATTGGGATAAAGGCGAGACTCTTATTGACTTAGGCTGCGGCACGGGCCGGGCAGGATGGGAACTATCCAAAGCGGGTTTCAATGTTTGGCTCATGGACATTACGCGCAACGCTCTTGACGTTAGTTTCCGTAAAGGCCAGATGCGATTTATCCAATATTGCCTATGGGAACCGATTACGCTCAAGTTCGATTGGGCCTACTGCTGCGACGTGCTGGAGCACATTCCGCCTGAGCACGTTGACGCCGTGCTGGATAATATTGCGCATGTGAGCATGTGGGGCGCTTTTATGCAGATTGCACTGTGGCCTGAAGGATGGGGCGCGAAGATAGGCGAGACATTGCACCTAACAGTTAAAAGCGCCGCATGGTGGCTTGACCAGATTGATAAGCGTTGGCCGATAGAATGGCAAGACAGGTCAGAAGATGACCGGCTAATCGTGCTTACGGGGGCGCCGTGGTGAATGTTGTATGTATCAAGCAGGGACATTTTTACAAGTCCGAGTATGTGAATAAGCTGGAATCCATGATACGGCGCAACACGAATAGAGACTTCCGTTTTGTATGTTTTACGGAAGATAGATCCGGTGTCGATGCTCGCATAGAGTGCCGGCCATTGCCGTATTGGATGAAGGGGTGGTGGTGCAAGATACCGCTCTTTGCTCCACCGCAATGTATCGAGAATGACCAGATTGTTGCAATCGACCTGGACGTGGTAATCACCGGGAATATCGACTGGTTGCTAGACTGGCGCGGTGACTTCTGCGCTCTAGCGACATGGCAGACGGTCAACAATGTGGATGCGCCTAAGTATTACAATGGCTCGTTGTGGAGTCTGCGTCCAGGATACGCAACGCATGTATGGGAGAACTTCGCTCAACATGGCGATGAGATAATGAAAACCCATTATAGCGATCAGGAATATCTGAGCGAGCAGTTACCGGGCGCACCGACCTTTAACCGCTTATTCCCCGACAAGATAAAGGGATTCAACACGCACTATTGGAATCTCGAACCGAAGGACAGACCGGCTAATCCTGAATCGACGCCGTTATGGATATGCCACGGATTTCCAAAACCATTAGAGGTATACAAAAAACTAGATTGGGTGAAAGAGGCATGGCAATGAAAAGTATTGTTCAACAATATCGTGGTGGCATAACGCTGTTGGTTGTGTTGGTTATGTACGGGTTCGCTGCGTTAATGATGAATAGACCTGCAGACGCACAAATCTATTCGCGTGTCGGGTCGCTAGGGCAGGGGTTTAACTGCACGATAATTTCGACGGCAACGGCACTGACCGAAGTGACTGGCTGTTCAGCGCCAACCGCCGGCTCGCGCTATATCACCGACATCTCATGGAGCAGTAGTATTATCAGCACCACGACAAATTACATGCTGATACGAAGCGGCACTGGCGCCGACTGCGGCAGTGCCACAGCGTCTTTGTGGGCTGGATTCTCACTGGCATTTACTCACAACGCCGTTCATTTCACGACGCCTATCAAAGCCACGGCGCTGCACGCTATCTGCTTTGTCCATCCCGGCACCGGCACGCGCAATGTCAATATACAAGGATTTCTTCAATAGGGGGCGACCATGACCATGACAGCCATACAAATCAGAGAAGCGTTAAAGCCGATGATGCAGTTCGCCCCCGCGATAACCTCGTGTATCGAGATTGTCGAATCGGCGGAAGCCGCGGAGAAAGCGTTTGCCAAGGCGACCAAAGAAGACGAGTCACGCAAGAAGGCGCTCGCCGACGAGATAGCCGTGCTCGAAACCGCCAAGGCGAAACTGGCGCGGGAAACAGACTTGGCGCGTAAAGCGTTTGACGATTTCACTAACGGTATGGCTACAAAGACGGCGGCGCTTACAGCCGAGTTTGCCAAGACTAGAGCGGATCATGACCGCAAGATGGAGCAGCTTGGGGAACTAGGCGCGCAGTACAGCAGGGAGATTGACAAGCTCGGAGCGGAAAAGACGGCAAAGCAGGCAGAACTCGACGCAGTAAAGAAAGCCTTCGAGGCGTTCAAGGCAGCGCATAAACTTTAGGGGGAGCGATGGCAACATACAATAAGATACTCGACTTTGCCGAGCAGATTGGGCTTGGCGTCAACCTCAACACCGACGCTCTGAAAATCGCCTTGGTGCGCGCCACCGATCCGATCGTCAATACTGACACGGTGCTGACCGACGTGACGCAACCGACCGGCACCGGCTACACGGCGGGCGGCGAGGATACTCTCAACACCTATGACGAGAGTCCTGCGGGCACCGGACGGCTTCGCGGCACGTCCCTCATGTGGACCGCCACCGCTGCCGACTGGCAAAGCTGGCAGTATGTGGTGCTCCAGAACAGCACTGTAGCTACCGGCTTAATATGCTGGTGGGACTACGGCTCGCCGCTGACACTAGGTAACGGCGAAACATTTTCAGCGAAGTTCAGCAACGCCGCCGTTGGCGTTGCCGGGAACATCTTCACACTGACATGAGCGATACTACCCTCGGCGAACTCTACCGTGCCACCTACATTCCACGAGAGGATAGGCCGGTCGAGTGTTGCCGAATAAAAGAGAACTGCGAGCCGCACCAATTGAAAGCGGACCTCGTAGTGGAGCGTTGCAAAGTATGCGGTCGAAGACATTTCGAGTTCAGCATGGACCCGGGAAAACTGGGCATGACCGGCGCGGGGATGGGATAGTGGCGCCTACAGTAACTTACGAAGCGCCGGGTTTGCCGGCAGGTTCCAGCAATCTGCGACCATGGGAGAACATCCTTGCCAACGTCGTCGGCTTCGGTAAAGACACCGTAGGCGGGGCGGGTGCCGAGCTGTATCACGTCACCAACCTGAACGACTCAGGCGTTGGTTCGCTTCGCGCAGGCGCAGAATCAACTACGCCCTATTGGATCGTGTTTGATGTGTCGGGGACTATCACGCAATCTACGGTACTCAAAATTCGATCCAATAAAACTATTGATGGCAGGGGCGCAAACGTACTGATTTCCAGTTCTGGGATGGAAATAGGCGTGTGGTCCGTGAGCGATTTCGTTACTGATAACGTGATCATTCACAACATCACATTTGAGGAAATTACTAGTAACGGTGGGGTTATCATAGGCGGGGCTGCTTCTAACATCTGGATAGATCATTGCACGTTTCACGATGCAACGGATGAACTGCTATTTGTTGGTTCTGATATTGGCAGTGCTTTTCCAAACGGTGATATTGCGCCTTACGGAATTACTATCTCATGGTGTAAATGGCCGACGACTACAGGCGGCGGTGGTGGTGGTGAAGCTCCTGGCTATGGCGACAAAGCGGTATTGATTTCCGATCCTAGCAGCACACAAGATGCAGATATGACAATCACGTTGCATCACAACCATTACCAAGCGACCTATGTTCGTCATCCATTGTGTAGATGGGGGAAGATACACGCATTCAATAATTATCTGGATCGTAATGTACTTGGAGTTCAAGCGGGACTCAATGTTCAATTTTATTCAGAGAATGACATTTACAAAAAACATGCTGGCGGCGTTGCATTGATGTTAGATTCGGACATAGGCGGTATTGAGCCTGGGCCATCGTTGTACGTTAAATGTATCGGTGAATATCTTTTAAGTGGCGCACTAGTGGAGGAACGTACTCCTGAAAGTATTTTCAATCCATCCGCGTCATACTCTTATACTGCTGAGACTGCTGATGATACGTTATTGGCGGCTGTTGAAGCAGGTTCGGGCTGGCAGGACGTGGAGTTGCCCTGATGACTGCTATCGCTGATGATTTTAACCGCGCTGACGCAAATCCCGTAGGTGGTAATTGGACCACAATAAGTGGGGGATATGCTGATGCCCGAATTATTAGCAATAGGTTGTGTTCTTCTCTTGATATCGCAGACAGTGCTGTCTATTGGAATGCGTCTACTCCAGGTGCAAATCAGTTTGCCCAATTTACTATATCAGCTAAAGCAAATGGTAATGCTAATTGGGCTTTGTTTTTACGCCTCGATGATGCTGTTGGTACCTACTATATGGCAAGGCATTACACCGGCGCACCGTGGACACGAATTTATAAATCTATCGCAACGGTGCTAACTCAAATAGCCGGAGATGATACCACCGCGTGGGCGGTAAGTGACGTAATTTATTTCCAAGTAAACGGCAGCGATTTGGTTCTAAATCGCAACGGTGGGACGATTCTAAGTGTGAGCAATGGCGACATTCCGGCAACGGGCGCTATCGGTGTGCGTATCGCGGGGTATACTGGCGCAGCCGGTTCTGAATCAATTGATGATTTTGCGGGTGGAGATTTAGGCTCTACCAACTTAATGGCGCAGATTTGCTTATGAGCAGTCAACGAACCAAAGAGGGCTACCTCATCATCGACCACCGAGCTAGTCCCGGCAACGCGCTCGCGCCCGAGGGGCAAGTGTGGGAGTCGCCAACGGTAACATGCTCTCACTGTGGCTCGGTGGTGGTGCTATCGCCTACGCGCAAACGCCCACGCCACTATTGCGTAAAGTGTGACCATTATGTGTGCGACAAGCCGGCGTGCGGGCTGGAGTGCAGACCGTGGATGAAGGTTATCGAAGCGGCGGAAAAAGCGGCTCACCACGGCGGGCCGATTATTGTGACGGGAGACTAGCGATGGATAAATATGACGAGCAGGTGGAGAAGTTGTTGCCGTGTATTGGCGAGCTTGACTGCTATTGGGATCAGATCGGCGATAGCGAGCGCCGACAGTTTATTCATGTAAGTGGATGTCCGGTTGTTTTTCGTCCAACCGTGGCCTCTGCGCTGCGCGAATTAGGTGAACAATTGGATAGAGTAAAGGAAGAAAAGGAGAAAGCTAATGGCTAAATGGAGTTTTTCCAATCCGACCTGGACGGCGACGGTAGTTGGTAACGGCGCCACCATGACCGCCAACGGAGCGTGCTTTGTGCTTGGTTCATCGACGCAGTTCATCAGGACTTACGAGGTGTACCTGGGTGGGCAAGCCACCGCGTCGGCGCCGATGATTATGGTTGTGGCGCGTGACTCGACGATTGCCGCGACCTCGATCACGCTCGGCACCAACGGCTCGTTGGCGCCATTGAGCGTGCATACTGCCGCGCTGGCGGCGCCACCGACACCAGGCTTTAGCGCCACCACCATGCCGCAGAGAAACGCCGCGTTTCACTTGCTGCAACTCTCGTTCAACGCTTTCGGCGGGATTGTGCGTTGGGTGGCCGCGCCAGGCGAAGAAATTTCGCAGTACGGCGTAGCGGTAAACGTGGGCGAGATTAGTTTGTCCGCTCATACGGGTTCGACGGCATCGACGGCGCTTGCGTCTCATATCGTAATCGAGCCGGACTGATGAACAATGAAGTCCCTTTCGTCGCAGGGGCGGCGCCATCATCCCCAACTAATTTGATTATCAAAGCACAGTAGGAGGGCACATGGCATTCACATATTTACCACACGATCCAAGTAAGTCTCGTTCGATTCGGCTCAATAACATCATGGGAAATCTAAATTCGGCTCTTTACGGAACCGATGGACTAAACAACGAAATCGCCAACATGCAATTGATGATTGATGGCGATGGTTCTGCTGATGCGCACTATGCCGAAATTAGAATTCAATACGGCTTTCCGACTGATACGATTGCGCATGAAGCATTCAACGAACTGTTATCCGTGCAAAGCAAACTCGATACTGATTCAAGTGTCAGCAACGTCAAGGCGGCGATTTTACAGGCGTTCAACAAATTAAGATAAACTATGGCTTTGACTGACAATCTAATATCGTTTTTTGAGTTTGAGTCTGGTGCCATTCTTGTTGATGCTGTGGGTGCGGCAAACAATTTGACAGACGTTAATACTGTAACATCCGTAACCGGCAAGGTAGGTAATGGATCACATTTTGTATCTTCAAGTTCTCAAACTCTAAAACATGCCAGTAATACCAGCCTACAGATGGGTGACATTGATTTTAGTATCGCACTGTGGATCAAAATCGTTTCAGCGGGCGGCGGTGTGCAGCAATGTTTTGTGTCGAAATGGAATGGCGCAACTGACAATCGTGAATATATGGTAGAGATAAACGATACCACTGTCGCTAAGGCAGAATTTAGAGTTTCTAACAATGGCGTGGCAGTGAAAACCGCTGTTACAACGGCGAGTATTAGCAGCGGCACTTATGGTTTTGTTGTCGCTTATCACGATAGCGTAAACAATCTGATTGGGGTGTCATTGAACGGAGCGGCGGCGCAAACTGCGTCACACACAACCGGCGTATTAGCTGGATCAGCGGAATTTCGCGTTGGTTCGCTTGGTACTGATGCAGCTTTCTTAAACGGCGATTTGGATCAGGTAGGGATTTGGAAACGGGTTCTTTCTTCGGCTGAGATTACGACTCTTTATAACAGTGGCAATGGCCTGTCCTATGCTGCTATGGGAGTTGTGTCTCTGCCATTACCTTTATCTACGATGTCATGGTTCTAAGATGCCATTCAACTCTTACCGACCGCCACCGAAAAGATACAACCAGGCCAATGAAATTGGATGGGTCCAGAATCTTTTAGGTAAAACATACGGCGCTCCAGGCGTTCAAGTTAGGCGTATTCCCCTAGTCACCAAAATTATTGCTACGTCGGCGATGGCGGCGATCCTTGCCCAGCCCATCCCGAATCTCAATGCGACAACCCTTAAACCCGCAGTTGCTCATTCACTTAACCTTGAAGCGGGATCGTATGCGATAACCGGCGCTGATCTCACCTCGTTAGCCGCTCGCAGCCTGAATCTCGAAGCTGGCACTTACGCCACTACGGGCGCCGATCTCACACCGCTGGCTGCTCGGTCGCTAAACCTCGAAGCCGGCAGTTACGCCCTAACTGGTGCCGACTTAACGACCGTCTACGTTCCCGTAACACTGGCGCCATTCGCCAAAACCGACTGGCCTAATCCAAACCCTCGACCGTTAAACTTTGCGGCTTACGGCTACACGGTACGACTGCCGGAAAAACAGAAGCCGTTTCTACAACACGACTGGCCTAACCCGTACTCGAAGATTCGCATTGCCTATCGTCCACCGACGATGTTTAGGCCGGATAAGCCGGCAATCAACGCTTACTCGCTCGACCTTGAAGCGGGGAGTTATGTTCTTAGTGGCGCGGAAGCCACACTGGATCACAGCGGCACGCCGACCGCCTACGATCTCAACCTTGAGGCTGGCACCTACGTTGTCACTGGAGCTGACTTAACGACGCTGGCGGCTAGGACGCTTGAATTAGAGGCTGGCAGTTACACCGTCACCGGCACAGTCTTAACGCCTATAGCGGGCCGGACGCTTGACTTGGAAGCCGGCACTTATGCCATTACCGGAGCCGATTTAACGGCTTTGGTAGGTCGCGCTCTCAACCTTGAACCTGGCACTTACACCATCACCGGCGCTGACGCCATCTTGCAGGGACCGTTCGCCATATCCGACGGCGATGAAGTTGAAGTCTTAATAGCGCCGAATGGCATTGCCTGCACGGTGCTTACCGACAGCGGCACCACGGTCAAGGTTGTCATTTCCAGTGCAAAGCAAATCCATGTTCTAACCACCGGCGGCGCACCGATTAAGGTAATTATATGAGCACAGACACCGACCTAGCTAATCAGGCCCTGGCACTTATCGGACAAGACTCCGTGCCGTCGCTGCTGACCTCATTAAACAACAAGACGGTGGTGGCAATCAACGCGCACTTGGCAAATACCAAGGAGCAAGTCCTAAGAATGCGCGACTGGAATTGTGCGCGGCGCCGGGCGACCTTATCGCTTACCGCCAACAACGAAAGCCTCGGGGAGTGGACCTACGCCTACCGCACACCATCGGACTGCCTAGCGGTGCGCCGGCTTATCTGTTTCCCGTATACTAATCAGCGCCATGTCTTTTCCTGGGAAGTGGACAGCGAAGGCAAGCGCGTTCTGTACTGCCACTTGGAGAACGCCGCCATTATCTACCAAGCCAACATTACCGACGTGAATAGGTGGGACCGGCTGCTATTCAATGCGTGCGCGGCGCTTCTAGCGTCACGGCTTGCCGCCTCATTCGGCAAGGACGTGAAACTAGCCGAGAAGTTCCTGATGGACGCCTACCGTGAGTTTGATGAAGCCGTGGGCGTGGACGAGGGCGAAGGGAACCGCGAGATAGAGGTATCGACTGACTTTATCGACGTGCGGAATGGTGGTTATGGCAATTACTGATGGCGTTCAATGTCTCCAGAATTAACTTTGCGCTCAATGTCGGCGAAGTCTCCCCGCGTTTCGAGGCACGCCAGGACAAGACCGAGAAGTATTCGTCGGCTTGCCGTATCCTTCGAAACTGGCTCCCCGTTACCATGGGCGGTGTCAAGCGGCGTGAAGGGTTTGCCTATAGCGCCAAGGCTAAATATAGCGGGCTGGAGAATGCCGATGTCAGGCTGATAGACTTCCGCTTCTCGTCAACTCAAGCTTACATGCTTGAGTTCGGCGACTTCTATGTGCGATTCTTCAAAGACGGCGTTCCGCTCATGGACCCGGTTAACCCGGCAATTCCCCATGAGCTAGTGACCCCGTTCGGCATTGCCGACCTGGACCTTATCAAGATAGGCAGCTTTCAAAGCGCCGATGTCATGTATCTCTGCACCGGCATTTACCCGGTGCAGAAGCTCGCCAGAATAGCGGTCTCGCCTGATGAGTTCACTTTAAGCGCGGTATCGTTTAACCCGCCGGCAACCAGTCTCGACTCGCCTACCGGCACCGAACTTAACAGCGCCACCTTGACGCTCTCGGCTGTAACCGGCGACGGTATCACCATCACGGCGGCTAACGCATGTTGGCTTAACGGCGATGTTGGGCGCACACTGGTAAGCGCCGCCGGCAGGGCTGTCATTACCGCCTTTACTTCCGCCAATATCCTCGTCGCCGATGTTGTCAGCGACTTTATCGGCACGTCGATAGCCCAGGACGAATGGCACTTCGAGGGCTTTGGCGCCATAGCCGTAGACCCTACCAATCGGCTTGCCGGGCAAGGCGTGGGACTAGACGCCGGCGCTAACATTTTCCGTCCGTCCGATGTCAACAAGTACATGACGATATACGGCGGGCTGATAAAGCTCACCGCCTATATCAATGGCGCCAAGATGAACGGCGTCATCCTGAATACGCTTATTGACGTGCCTAACGATCCGGCCAGCGGCTTACCGTATGGCGACCCGCCAAGCACGACGGTATGGGGCATCGAGGTCGAAGCATGGAGCGACGTGCTCGGTTATCCGGTGTGCGGCTGCTTCTTCCAGTCGCGTATGTGGCTGTGCAAGGGACAGACTATCAACGGCAGCGTAAGCGGCGACTTCGAGAACTTCTCAAAGGGCGCCAATGCCGACGATGCTATCCAGCGCACCATTGACGACGACCAGGTAAACCCTATCCGTTGGATTAAGGCGGTGCGCTCGCTCCAAGTAGGCACCGGCGGCAGCGCGTATGAGGTAACGGCATCGACCCCTGGCAAGGCGCTATCACCTTCAGACTTCACGGTGTTGCCTATCTCAAGCAGAGGTAGCGCCAACATCCCGCCTATCCGTATCGGCGGGCAGCTTATTCATGTGCAGTTTGGACAGAAGAAAATCAGGGAGCTGGTCTTTGATTTCGTAACCGACAAGTTCAAGTCGCCTTCGCTTCTTACCTTAGCCGAGCACCTGACCGAAGATAACTCCCTGATGGACGCGGCATTCCAACAGGAACCCGACTCGATTGTTTGGCTAGTGCGCGACGATGGAATGCTTTTGGCGCTGACCTACCAAGAGGACGAGAACGTCATTGCATGGTCGACTCACCCGACTACCGGCGAAGTGACCAGCGTTGCCTGCATACCCCGACCCTCCAGCGGCAAGGACTGGCTTTGGGCCAGTATCGAGCGGGACATTAACGGCGTGACCGAGACTTTCATCGAACACATGGAACCGGATGCCGACCTTAATCGTGAGTGGCACAGCCTTCAGACTGACTGCGCGGTGGTGGCGGTCCCTAATACCAGCCTGGTTGTTACCGGCGCCGGCCACCTAGAGGGCGCCACGGTTAAAGTCGTTGGCGACGGTATGCTATTCAGCGATGCCGTAGTGACCGGCGGGCAATTTACCCTTGAGCCTGCCATTACCGTAGGTCAGGTGGAGTACGGGCTTGCCTACGAGTCCGAAGGGCTGACATGCGAGCCGCTGATACCGCCTGAGCAGGGCGGCATGTTTATGTGCCGGCGCTGGAAGGCGCTAGGTATGCGCGTGCGCAGGGCGGGACCAGGGCTGACTCTCAACGTGGACGACAGCGCCAATGTCGGCTTGCCGATACTCAGACCCGATCACCCCATGGACGCGGCTATCCCGCTCCAAGAGGGTAAATTATGTACCGAGCAGACTAATTACAATCCATTCTGTCGGGTGTCATTCAAACAGACTTTGCCATTCCCGGCAGAGGTGATGAATATCGTCGGCGACCTGGAGATAGGCACGGAATGGTGCTGTGAAACGGTGGACGAGAATCCCGGCTTTGGCGATAACGCTACGGACAACAACGCTGCGGTATTCGGCAGCTTCTCGCGGGAATGCGGGCATACTTGCCCGTTCGGGCAGTTTGCTCAGATGATGTATGACGACGGCACCGAGGCGGCGGGTATCGCTATCCGGGTAACGACTACGGCTGACGAGCTGGCATTCACAGGCTTGGCGGCATTGTACTTACCGGACCAGAACGTGATTGCCTTGGTGCTGTACCAGAACCAGCCGCTTACCGCCATCGGCACGGTGCTGACCTCAGTGGCGGCAACCTTGGTGCAGGGCGATATTCTCAGGATAGAGGCGAGCGATACCAACGCCGACAGTTACACCATATCGGTCAATGGCGTGCCGATCATTACCTGGATCGTGCTTGACACCGATATTTCCATTGCCAATGAATGCGTAGCCGCTATCCAGATAGTCGATGCCGGAACAATAACCCCGCCAGTAGAAGAGGAAGCCATGATTGCAAACCAAGCCGCAGACTTGAACCTGACCAACGACACGCTGACCGACACCGATATGTCGCTGTTGATGGAAGCCAACGCCACCTACGTCGGGCATGTAGTCTTGCGCTACGAATGCGCTAGCGCGACCCCCGATATGAAGTTTACGTTTGTCGGTCCTGCGTTGGCAGAGGGCAAATGGTTCGACGCCTCTTATGGCTACCTAGCTTACGATTTATCGACTGAACTCGTTTACTCGGTATCGGCGGGTTTCGATACCTCCGGCGTGTTCCACTTCACGGTGCGTAACGGCGCCAACGCCGGCAACTTGACGTTCCAAGTGGCGCAGAACGTGACCAACGCGACTCCCTTGGTGGTGCACCAAGACTCGCACATGCTGATGTTCAAGAAGGTGTAGCATGGCGGTACAGACACCAATAGGCTGGAATACCTTTACCGGCGGCGGCAGCGACCCGACGCTATGCGGCGAACCGCAGGGGCCAGTGGCTTGCCCGGACCCGCCTTGCCCGATATCGCCACTTTCAATTAGCGGCAATAAGCTGGCTCTTAGTTGCACATTTGCCGACTACTCGCTTGAGCTAACTATAGAGGGCGGGGCACCGCCGTTTATCTGGGTGGCAACCGGGGGATTCCTGACGGTTACGGGCACGCGCACGGCAACGCTAGCGATCCATGAATTAGGCGCACTGATAAACTTCTTTCAGCCGGTGTTGCAGTACGGGTGTAATGACTGCGCCGGATTATCGCCTTGCCTGGGCAGCGGTGAGCCGATGAAGACAGAGATAGTCACGCAGACATTTCTACGGTCGCTCGACTGTCTTGGCTTGAATATGAACATAGGGGCAATTACCAGTCCATTGCTGGAAGGCTCGGTGATGACGGTGCAGGGTGTGGGCGCTTATCCGCACCCTATCGGCGACGACCTGGCAGCAGACACGCAGCATTATGTGACGGTCGATTACGGTGGCACGGAAATAGGCACGCCGGGACCGACCTACCCTAACGATATTACCAGTTGGGTGTCATACGATTTTAAGTGCACCGTGGACGGCGGTAAGAGCGGATCGGTAACTGGTGTTGCCGCCATTGCCGGCAAGAATGGCGTCAACGGTACGGTATGGAGCGGCGCACCGGCATTTAGCGAGACAGTCAATTTCCCGATAGCACGCGGGGCTTGTCAGGTGGGCGGCAATTACGGCAACGCCGGCTATGTCGACTACACGACCTACATAGACGTGAGAACTCAGGCGATAGTCGATGAGCAATGTTGCGTGTCACCTATCGGCGTGCCGATTGTCGTGACGATAGTTGATGCCGTAGGAGCGGTGTCGTTTCTCAATATCCCGGTGGTTTAATGATTATTGTCGAGAACCCAGACACCGGGGAGGTGCGCCAGTTAATGCCGGATGCGCAGGGGAGATACCCCAATATGCGCGTGCCGTGGCGGGTAAAGGACGTGACGACTTACAAACGCTGTTCTCATTGCGGCAACATAGGAGTATTCGAGTACAAGGGCTGACATGACAAGCATTATAGGCGCTGCAAGTTTTGCAGAACGACAAAGGTGATTTTACGAAGCTCCAACTGATACCATTCCGCGCCGCTCATTTATTCGACATCGTGCCCGATGCCGACGAGGAGCTGTACCGCATGGCATGGCGGGCGCAGGAAAGCGGTCCCGGCTACACCGTTTACCTGCACGGCATGGCGATAGGCGCCGCGGGCTTGTCGGTGCAGCGTCCAGGGATAGGTGAGGCATGGACTTACTTCACGCCGTTACTCAGGCGCGTTTACCCGCTGACCATGCACCGGCTAGTAAAGCAGTTACTCGACAAGCACTCGGTAAAGCTCGATGAGGTCTATGCCGCTTGCAAGCCCGAGAATGAGCGGTGGCTTGTGGCGCTAGGTTTTAAGTATGTGAAACCGGATGAATGCAAATATCCCGAAGTGTTTAAGAAACTTACGCCGGATATGAAATTGATGGTGAGGGCGCAATGAATTTCGACTTACTCGATAACTCGATGTCCGACGCCATCCAGCTAGGCACGCGGCATCAATGCCATGAATGGCTTGCGGCTATGTTTGCTCAAGGTGGCGGGGCCGCAGCGGCTTCGGAGGTGGGGGCTGGCGCATTAGCAGAATCATGGGGAGCAGCAACGGTGGCGGAGGGAGTAGGAACGCAGGCCGCTGTTGAATCAGCGCAGGCAGCAGCGGCGGCACAAACAGGGGCATCTGGTCTTACCGCAGGCCAGACGCTCCAATATCTGCAACAGGGAGCAACTCTACTCCAAGGCGTAAGCGGCTACGCTTCCGGCAATACCAATGCCGCCTATAATAAAGAGGCGGCTCGGCAAAGCAGGATGGTTGGCGCGGCGAACAAGAACATCAAAGATGCCGTTGGACGCGCTCAACTCGGCGAGATACGCGCTCAGGCGGGAGCGCAGGGCACCACATTCTCAGGCTCGCCCATGCTGGTCTATCTAGACAGTGTGCGCAACTCGGCTATTGCATCGCAAATGGAGTATTACCAAGGGGAGATAGGCGCCGCCAGTTACAAAGAGCAGGAAAGATTGGCACGCCGGCGGGGCGAGGCTGACCTTTGGAGCGGCATTATCGGGGCCGCAGCGCCGTCATTGAAAAGCGGGGGAGCGAGGTTACTAGCATGATCCAGTCTGCTTTCACACCAGACCACTACACCGGCACCGGCTTACTGACCAACTACGCTTTCACGTTTCGCATACTCAGGAAAGCCGACATGCTGGTTGAAACATTAGTTATCGGCGGGACACCGACCACGTTGGTACTCGATACTGACTACACCATCGCCGCGGCGTATGTGAATAACAGCGCCGGTGGGCAGATAGTCCTGGCTACAGCCTTGGCAAGCGGCACCGAGTTGTTTCTCACCCGGCAGACCGCGCTTACTCAGCTTGTCCACCTTGAAGAAGGGGCGCCGATACCATCATCGGTATTCGAGGAAGTCTTTGACCGGCTTACCATGTTTGCCCAGGAATTGACCTATCTGGCGCGTAAGGCGCTCCACTTCCCTACCACGTCAACGAGTATCGACATTACCGTTTCCGACCCCGCAGCCGGGCAGATACTGCGCTGGAATACCGATGAGGATATGGTCACAAATGTCCTGGCCTCAGCCTTAGCAATTACTCATACCGTTGTCGATGTAGTCTTGGCGCCGGCTGATATCTCGGCGGTGGTGACGCATGGACTCAACGACAGTAACGCCAAGATTATCGGTTTTAGCTCGACGTTTCACACGGCGTTTAAGGTGGTCAGTCAAACGGCTAATGACATCACCGTGGGCTTGACTGATGAGGCGCCGGCGGCTGGCGGTACTCTGACATTTGAGGTTGCAATCTAAATGGCTGATTTGCCGAGGCTGTTTGCCTCTCCTAATATCCCGTTCTCCGGGCCATTGGCTAGGACTACGCCGCAGGACTTTGGGGCGGGGGTGTTTCATACCATTGCGCAACTTGCCGATACCGCGTTGGCGCGGCAGAAGCCCATTGATGCCGCCAAGGCGTCAAGTGAGTACGACATTTTGATGGACGATGCCATCAACGCACTACCGGCAAATGCCGACCTTAATACCTGGCGGGATGAGATAATTCAAAAAGACAAGGACATCCGTCAGACTTTAGGGGCGCGTTACACCGATAAAGATACTCAAGACGTATTCAATCTTCACGCTGACCGGCGCTTCGGCGAGAACGTCAGGCGTGTTTCCGGGCTTCAAGTACAAGCCGCGCATGGAAAACAAGTGGCCGACATTGAAACCCTGCGCACTATGTTATCCCGGCGTGTTGCCGAAACAGACGACCCGATGGAACAAGACGCGGCGCGGCGGATATTCCAAGCAACCATCAATACCGCGTCAACACCGACGATGGTTGCCGGCAGACCAGTACCGCCGACATTAAGCCCGAAGCAAGCTGAACAGGAAATGACGAAGTTCAATGTTCAGGCATTGGAAGAATATGCAACGCTGGTAACGCGGGGAAACCCTCAAGGAATATTCACCGATGACAGAATCAAGAATCGGCTGGCGCCATTAGGCAACGCACGCATACTTGAAATTGAAAGCAAGGCGAGAACCGAGATTCAAAAAGAGGAATCCCGCACCGACAGCATTACCAACAAGAATAAGAAGCTGGTGTACGACGCAGCTTATTCGGCGGCTAACTTCAGCAAACTCGACCCGGTATGGCTCAATGATGCGCTGGCTGGCAATAACCCGCTGGTCCGTCCATCCGAAGCGAGAACACTCAAGGAAGTCAACGAAGGAAGCGGCGACAGCGGCAGACTCGCGGCGGCAGATGCCATATGGGATGAGTACACCGCGGGCGGGCGTAACTTTACGGCACTTGATAGAGCACTGGCAAAGCTGAATAGACTCTCCAAGGAACTCGGTGCGCCTAACAAATGGATTCTCAAGTACAAGGATGAATTACAGAGCGATAGGACCACATTGGAGAACCAAGGTATTGCACGTCAAGCCAACGCAATAGCCGCCGACAACAGACAAATCTCTCACCTCAAGACCGAGTACGACGCTTGGGTGCAGAGTAACCCGATAGTCAATTCGATAATGGGAAACATGGCAGTCCATGAGAAGGCTCAGATTGAGTCGATTTACCGCAAGGATGGCAAACAGGCGGCGGAAAAGAAACTTGAGACATTCAAGAGGGGCATTACCGAAAAGGCTCAGTCAACGCCTGACAAGATGAAGAAGGTGAAAGACTTCTAATGCCACAATTACAAAAGCAGGACCGTCCTACGCCAGAGGACATCAACGACGCCTATCGGCAGAAGTACATTACCGTGGGCGAACGTAACGATAAGATGCGCCGGCTTGCCGCCATGAATCTTGACGAACTCATTGGCGAGCAGGGCATGTTGAAAACCTATTTCACGCAAACCATCAAGCATGTCACTGAAAACTGGAACGAGTTTGTCGACCTTGCCAGCAAGCACGATCCCGAGAAAAGCGTTGGCAAGAATCTGGCTTTACCGTTTCGTTTAATGTGGCGTGAGATTCAATTGATGTTGGCGCCGCTGACAGCATTCGGCGAAGTAAACGGGGCGGTAGCAAAGCATTGGGCGCTTGATGCCGGGGCGCCGCAGGGACTAGCAACCGTGATAGGCATTGCAACCGATGTAGGCAGCGGCTTCGTTCCAGTCGGCACTATGGCGAAGTCGTTTGCTAAAGGCGTACAAGCCATAGGCGCGGCAAAGGAAGCTAAGACGGCGGCTAAAGCAGCGGCGGCGGCAGCCGATGAAGCAGCGAAGTTAGCGCAAGCCGAGAAACTAGCCGACGATGCAATCAAGCAGGGACTCGCGGCTGACGGTGTGGCATTGCCGGGCGTGTCCACCGATGCGTTGAAACTCCCGCCAGCATCGGACATTCCCAAGACATTTTGGGATGAGTTCAACGCAATCAAGAAGAAACTCGAAGGCATAACGGAAACGAAATCCTTTGCCATGGCGACAAAGGAAGCCGAGAAGTTAGGGCTTACGCCGGATGACATTCGCGCATTATTCCCTGGTAAACGCATAAACGATGACGATGTAGTGGCTTATTTGCAAGCCCTCGGGACTGCTAACAAAGCGGCAACGCCGGTAGGCCAATGGGTTGCCACTACAAAAGCGTTCGACCCTACCAAGCCGGAAACGGTCGATAAGTTTCTGACCGATACCCTCGACATGTTCAGTTTGACAACTCAAATGCGCACTACCAACGTCACGGGCGGGCGTGTGGTGAAATACTTCGACCAGGCGCCGGCAAATAAAGCTATCAATGAAATGCTCCGTCATTGGGATTCTGAAGCAATGGCGAAGATGGACAGAACCGCAGCCGCACAGACAATGGCTGAAGATGTTATGGCTTTAGCTAATGAGCCGGGCAAGCTGGAAACTCTGCAAGTAATCGGCGCCGATGCCGTGAAAGCAGGCGCGACCGGATGGCAGAAATTTAGAGAAGGATTCTCCGGGCTATTGCTACTTCGTCCGGTGACTTGGACGCGCCAAGCTATCGGCAACAGTATGTGGTCGGTGGCAAACGTGCTTGAAAAAGAAGTCGGTGGATTCTTTACGCTCAGTGACAAGAAGGGGCTTGTGCAAGGCGAAGGCTTTGCCTTTATGATGGGCCATCGTATGGCGATGGCTGAAGCATCCAAGGCTTATCTCGACGCTTTCAAAGTCAATTCACAGGCACAAGGGCGCTTGGATTTCCCGATTCACCAGATAGGCGGCGCATTCGGCAGAGCAATCAACTTCGGCTCTGATAACGTCCGTGGCTTGGACGCCTTCGGTAAGGCGCTAGCATACAACGGTGAGGTGTGGGCATCGGCGTTTCGTGATGCGGCGCACCTTGGTTACAAGCCAGGGTCTAAACAGTATATCGACTACGTTACGCGCAGGCGTATCATGCCGACCTTGGAGAACCAAGAACGCGCCATTGACATTGCCAATCATGCAACTTTTCAGAATGAGTTAGGAACATTCGGTAAAGCAGCGCAGAGATTATTGCAGTGGGGGCCGCTTGCGGCTTATTTCCCGTTTGTTAAAAGCGGCATGAACTTGGTCAAATGGGGCTGGAACCGCACACCTGGGCTACAGATGGCAAGCCGTAGTCTGTACGAGGACATTCTAGCCGGTGGCACACGGGCTGACATGGCGGTTGCGCGGCTCACCTTGGCGAATATGTTTGGACAATTCTTTTTCCCGCTATTTCAGACCGGACTAGGTACAGGCGGCGGGCCAACCGACCCGCAGATGCGGCGTTCATACTTAGCAGCCAAGCAACCATATAGTTTTCATTCTGCCGATGGTACTCAATACTCTTTCGCTAACACAGCGGAGCCTGGCACAACGCCGCTAGAGATGTACGCAGACTTCGCGGAGATTGCCAATCAGCTTGATGACATGACGCTGGAACAGACAGCCACGGCTATAAGTCTGGTGGTATCCCGCGATGTTCTCTCTAATACATGGTGGCAGAATGCCGGTAAGATTTCGGAACTCATTGGCACTTGGCGCAGTGGTGAGTCTATCAGTCGAATCGGCGCTGAATTGCTCGCTTCACCTTTTACTGCCATTGCTACTGGTGGGCCATTAGGGCTGGCAATTGAGCGCGAACTTGACCCGGTGCGGCGCGAATCGCGTAGCTTTATCGACGGCATTCGCAAGGGGCCATTCGCCAGGGTGTTCGGCTATTCCAAACAGATGCCTTATCTGCGCGACGGCTACGGCGATCCCATACTGGTGCCGCAAGCGGTAGGCTCGGAGTGGCTTAGAAAGAATATGGCAATCGGCGGCGACTTCCTGGCTGGACTTAACAATATCGGCAATCCGTTTGTCCTAAAGCCTGGGGAGACAGACCCGATTAAACTCGAAGGCGACAGGCTGCAAATCAAAATGCCGGCGTTTCCGTGGTCGACCGGCGGCGGCAATGTGCGCGATGACTTCGACTTGAGAACTGCATTGCCGGGCGAAGCTGTGCCAGTGGAGTTGACGCCAGAACAGCGCGACCGCTGGATTGTGATTTATCGCAATCTGGTACGCGACGTGAATGGCGGGATTCAGAAACAATTACTTGACAGGCCCGAATACAAAGACGGCACCGAAGCGTTCAAGCGCGAAGCATTTATGAATTACTTGGCAAAGAGTAGGACATTGGCAAAGAATGCTTTACTGGTCGAAAATGTTGAATTAGCAAAGAAGGTAGCTATGTCAAGTGCGGGTAAATACTTGCCGATGTTGCAACCTGAACAACGCGCCGTAGTCGAGGCTGACGTGACTGGCTCCATAGGGCTTTTGGATTCTCTATTGCCGCAACAACGCGAGAATCTCATGAAGTATGGGATTTACGATTCTGGCTTGGGGCGCGACGAGGAGTTGACGTTGCGGAAGTTTGCCAATGAACCAGCAAAGAGTGCTCCGGAGGCACCACAATGAAGAAACTCTTAATCTTTCTCTGTTTACTTATCGCCTCACCGGCCTTTGCCACCTACTACACGCGCACCGACTGCGGCACGGTGGTAGGACCAGAGGAAGGCGATGTCTGCACTCAGACCACCACGGTAAGCGGGCGCACCTCGGGGCACCTTTACATTTACCGCTCGGCGGCATGGGTGGACGTAGATACCAGCGGCTCAGGATCACCAACAACGGCGACTTACATTACTCAGACCCCCGATGCCGGGCTGGACAATGAGCAAGCCATGAGCGTACTTGCCACCGGCATCGTCAAGAACCAGACCGGCACCGGCGTCCAGTCCATCGCAGCAGCAGGCACAGACTATGTGGCGCCAACGGGCAGCGGCGCCGGGCTGACTGCGTTAAACGCTTCACAACTTACCACCGGCACCGCAGCGGCAGCACGGCTAGGCTCGGGCACACCGGACGCCACCAATTACCTACGCGGTGACAATAGCTGGCAAGCCATTACCACAGTGCCGGCATTGGCGGCTAATGGCGTTAACTGTAGCGCCGGCAATGCTCCCCTCGGTGTGGACGCCGCGGGCGCTGTCGAGGGATGCTTCGATGTAACGACTCAGGTGGAAATGAATACGCATAGTGCGCTTACCGGCACCGGCGCTCATGGCGCCACCACCACCAACACAGCAAGCCAGCTTGTCGCCAGGGATGCCAGCGGCAACTTTGCTGCAGGCACCATTACGGCGGCGCTGACCGGCAACGTGACCGGCAACGTAAGCGGCAATGCGGCGACGGCTACCACGTCAAGCGCACTAGCGGCGGCGGGCTGGATACCCCCGCTTGTCACCGTGGCAACGCTACCCGCTACGCCTGTCGACGGACAAGAAGTCACCGTTACCGACGCGCTGGCAACAACCGACTGTGAAACTGGCGGCGGGACATATCGTAACCGTTGCGTATGGAATGCCGGTGGTGGTTCATGGGACTTGGCACTCTCAGGGGTAAGCGGCTCATCGCAGACCCTCGAAAGCGTAATGACTAACGGCAATGCAACCACCAAATGCACCGAAGCCGACCCCTGCCAATTCGGCAATGGCACCGTCTATATCAATGTCTACGTTACCGACGCAAACCAGATGGTGATAGAGCCGAGCGTCGCGGCAGACCGTTACTTTACTTGCATGACTAACCAAGTCTGCGGCTTTTACGACACCGAAGGGGCGGCGGCAATACTGACCATCGACCCAGACGCGGCATCGCAACTCGGTAAGTATACATTCGGGACGGCATATAAGCCGACCAAGACCGTGTACTTCCCGGCGGCATCGCTGACCACGGACACGGCGCAATGCGCGTCGCCAGCCTTAGCGACCATCAACAGCGGTGCTCCGCGCTATACCATTATCTGCACAGAGAACGATGCTTCATCCATCTACGGCGAGGCGGTCATGGGAAAGTCGTGGGATGGCGGCACAGTGACCTTTACTCACCATTACGTCCAGACAGCCGCCGATACCGGCTCGATGTTTGGCGACATAGCGGCATCGTGCCGACTGGCGACCGCCACCATCAACAACACTTGGGGGACCGAGATAGCGATAGACGACGCAGCGGTGACTGGCAGTAACGCCATCGACATGACCACCTCCGCAGCCGTGACGCCCAACGGCACTTGCACGGCGGGCACGTCGCGCCTGCTACAGTTTCGCTGGCAGTACGACGCCACGGCTAACCCGACCACGGCGGCGGCTACGCTGCACCACCTTGGGTTTACGATGGAATATTCCGTGACTTCACTTTCGGATTAAGCCATGAAACTACTCGCCATACTTTTAACGCTGTTACTCGCCACACCCGTCCATGCCTTTCGCTTCGAGGTCGGCATGTTTAGCGGCAACGGAGCCGACGACCGAAATATCTCCACTGCCGCCTCGTTTGCCATATCCGCCATCATCATAAAGTGCAACGGCGCAACGCACGCAACGATGAAAACGTCGTCCATTGCGGGCGACGGTGCCGATGACCTAGGCGGTGGCGGCGGCATCACCACCAACAAGATTCAGTCACTTGGTACTGGGACATTCCAAGTCGGAGGGAGTTCAACAACCAATGTCAGCGGCACCGACAACTGCTTTTATGTTGCCTGGGGTACCGACGCCAATAATGATCTGGCGGTGGGAACCTATGTCGGCAATAGCGTAGATGACAGGGATATTGTCATAAGCCCGGCGTTTCTACCCGGCGCGGTTATCATCGCTAGTGAAGCCGACGACTCTAATGCTTGGCGTTTAAGTGCGATGGCGGGGGATGCGGCTTTGCTGTTTACAGCGGCAGGCGTTGTAACCAATCATATTCAAGCATTCAACGCCGACGGCTTCGAGGTTGGAACCACAGTGCGCGTCAACGACGGCACGGGCGGCACGGTGGATTATTATCCGCTTGCCATCAAGGATGTAGGCGGCTACGCAACATCGGGCACATACACCGCTGGTGGCTCACCATCAGATGGGCTGGCAATCACCGTGGGCTTTCAGCCCGATCTCGTCATCGTCAAGAGCGACACCAACGCCGGAGTCGGCATCTTTCGCACTTCCGCCATGACTGGCGATTTCGCGTGTCCTATGACAAACGTGGCGTGCAACACGGACTTTATCCAGAGCTTCACGGCCACCGGCTTCACGATAGGCTTAAACGCCAACGTGCAAAGCGCAGGCGTCAAATACTGGTGGTACGCAATCAAAACTCCGGTGTACTCAACGGCTCGGCCCATTGCGCCGATTATCTTTCAATAAAGTGAGGTGAATATGAGACTTCTACTTGCTCTGCTTGCATTGCTGATAACCACCGACGCCAACGCTACACGCTATTGGGCGTCGAGTGGCGGCAGTAACTCCGCTGTTTGCACGGATATTGACGGCACCGCAGACCCGACTCCTAATTACGGATCGTTTGCTAGAGCCGTTGCCTGCGCTACGGCAAGCGGCGACGAGGTCTATGTCAAGGCGGGCACCTATACCACCAACGCAACGATCACCAATCCAACGAGCGGCATCACGATCAGGGGTGAATTGGCAACCAAGGCAAGTTGGCCGGTGCTGCAACCTACCGGCACGGCGGTCAAGGGAGTTGCTTTCACCTCGGCGCGGTCTAACGTTACCTTTAAGTATCTCAAGTGGGATTTGAGCAACGCCACCACCGGCACGAGTTGTTTTGATGGCACTTCAAGCGCGGCAACGACCAACATAGTCATTGAGGATTTTGAATGCCTTGGACCACCAGCAGGGCAAGCGGTGGACACCGGCGCGGCAATCGGCCCAAGCAGCTCGGCGAATGGCTGGCGCATCAGCCGGGGGAAGATAAGCCGCTGGAGCACAGCCGACCACCAGCCGGGGGCGCATTGCCTTTATTGGGCAGGGCACAACTCAATCATGGAGCATATTGAGTGCACGGACTACGACGGACACGGGATACAGTTTTACGTTTTGCCTACAAATAATGTCATTCGCAACAGCTATTTTCATGGGGCAACGCACCGGGATGGGATATATTTTGGTAGTCAATCCAACAAAAACACCGCTCACAACAATATCGTTGCAGATTACACCACGACCGGGATTACAATGCACGGTACGGCAAACGAGGCGCTTCACAACACGATTTACGAAGCCTCGGCAGTCCCCGGCATCACCATCAGCGGTTGTGCCACCGGCTCGGCGTGTCTCATCGCCAATAACATAATCCAAGTCGGCGGCACGGCAATTAGCGGCACCGACCCGGATGTTACTATCACCACAAACCGGACCACGGCGGGTTGTATGATTGACCCCGCCAATGGAAATTTCAGCTTATCGGATAGCTCTGCTTGTATCGACGCGGGGACGCAAATCTCAACAGTAGGAACTTGGTCTGGAAGCACCGGGCGCTTTGTCGGTACTCAACCGGACCAAGGCGCCTTGGAGTCATGCGTGCGCAATAAATCCGTCGTCGAGAATGACGAGCCGACGCATTACCATACGGCCTACGACTGCCCTATCCAGTCGTCGCGTAACAACGTGACGCTGCAAACGCCCACGGTGGGTAATTGGGCGATAGTCGTCGCCGGCGTGTCCAAGACGTTAGGTAACGGCGGGCTGGTAAGCGCGACCATCAGCGGTCAGTCAACCGTCGAAGTCGTCCTAGCTTCAGCCGTCACCAACGGGCAAAGCCTGACTGATGCTATGACGCGCAGCGCAGCGCCATCGCTCATGGACTCCGTATCAATAGGCGACCCCAACGGTACCGTGAACGTCAGCCACTTTAATGCTTATGTCCGCACACACGCGGCGGCAAGCGGCACAAACAACGTAGGGGCGGCGCCGGCGCACGTCGTCGTCCAGTCGCGCTATCAGTTTTTCAAGCTGCGCGGGGCGGCTAATACGGTCGTCACGCAATGCGCTACCTGCGCCGAGAACGTGCCTATCACCCTGCCGCCAGGCGCGGCATTCCGCCTGCGCGTCAAGTTTCGTAGCGACGATACCGTTGGTAGCGTCTATAACCTACGGTACTCCAAGAACGCCGGCGCCTACACACTCACACCGGACGCGATGGGCGCCGACTTTATTTCATGGCATGGCGTCACCGCAGACACCGACATTGTGGCAGCGGGCACGGCGACCACGGAAATACTCACCAGCGACGAGGCAAGCAATACCGCCTGTGCCGTGATACGCACCTCAAGCGACTACCCAAGCATCGCCTTAAACAACTCCGAGACTGAGTGTGAGTATGTGCTGAAGATAAGCACGTCGGCGCCGGTTGGCACGACCTATGACTTTAGGATATATGACGGCAGTGGGTCGGCTATCGACACCTACACCAACACGCCACGGTTGACCGTGGGCAGCTACACGATGATGGAGTCGTGAGAAGATTGCTTACCCGCTCTGTATGAGCGGCTCGACAAGGCAATCAAGCTGATTTGCGAGGGTGTGGTAACGCCCGTGTGCGCCAAGGTGATAGGACCATGAAGAATGGCAGAAGAAACGCACAGAGATGGCGTTGAGGTATCGGCATTCGGCGGTACTCTGCGCATGTTTGGCGGTAATGCGCTTTTCTTCTTTTTGCTGGTGCTAATTCTACTCAACATCGGAATAACGATATGGTCGCACACACAGCGCGCCGTGGAGCATGGGCAAATTATCTGCGGGAGCAAACTCGGCATCTACATTTACACCACACCGAAGGGGTCGCCTATTGACTGGGATAGAATGCCGGTAGATACATTTCCCTGTATTCCAAAATTCCTATACGACCGGCCAGCTTTGCCGAGAGGTGGATGATGTTTAACTTATTTGCCGCTGAAATAGCGAACAATCCCGAACCTGTCATCAACGCCGTACTGGCGGCGCTCGAAGCAAAAGAGTCGGCGTTTCTCACCAACTCGCTGCTGGTCTCCTTGATAATTATTGCAGGGATGGTCGCGATAGGGATTGGTTTTGTCATGGCCGCAGTCAATCAGATACGCGAGCACACCAACGGAATGCACACGGCGCTGGTGGACGCGACCCGCAAACTGGCGCTTATCGAAGGCGAAGTGGCGGGACGTGCAAGTCAGAAAATAGAGGACGCAACGCAAACTTAGGAGGTTTAAATGGTCATACCTATCATTCCCCTGTTAATTGCAGTCATCCTTTTGGCGCTGTTGTGGTGGGTGGCATCGCAGCTTGTCACCGACCCTTTTCTGCTGAAGATAATCCGTGTCGTTGTGGTGGTGCTTTGCGTATTGTGGATCGTCGGTATCCTGGGCGGGTACGGGCCGACCCTTAGCTTTAGGTGATGCCGGTCACCGACCAGCTTTACTATCTAGCCGTCGGTTACTGGTCGCTTTATTTCGATAGTCACATGCTGCTTATCATGCTACTGTTTGTCTTGGTGGTGGTGGTCTTTGTGGTGATGCTGTTCCGGATGGCACGGAGAGAAGGCAATGATTGAAGCATGGCTTTTATGGATAGTGCTGGCGAAAGAAATACTCCCCGACGCCACACCCCTGACACCCGAGGAACGAAGCTCCATCAATGAGTTTTTCCTGTCTCACTTCCATGACTAAACCCTGGCTAGAAAACTTGCTTCTTCTAGCTGCGCTGCTTATCATCGTGGCGCTTCTCCCCGGCTGCACCGGGATGTTGATAGGCAACGCGCTCGGGCAAGGGCAATCGCTCACACCTGAGCAGGTGGCTGAGTACCGCAAGCAAAACCAAAAGGTTTATTCCTGCACCCAGGTATCAGGTCCCCCACCGTCGGGCATGGCGATCTGGCTGATAATGCCGGCGGAGAGTCAATTCAACCCTAAGTTTGCCGATGGTTGCCGGTTAGTCCAATGAATGTTGTCAATCCTGATGCCTTGGCAATTATCACCATCTGGCAAGAGGCATCTGGTGAGTCTTACAATGGCAAGGTTGCGGTTGGCGAAGTAATCCGTAACCGTATGCTGCGCAACTACTCAAGCGATGGCACCGTAGCCGGCACCGTGGCAAGACCTTGGCAATTCTCTGGGTGGGAAGATAGGGCTTACCTAATACGGGCGCTGAAGTTAAACGATATGGACCCTGTAGTCCAAGACTGCATACGCGCTTGGAATCAAAGCAGAGACACTGGTTTGACTATGGGTGCCGTGTTATATTGCAACCTATCCGTATTGGCGACCCGACCAACTTGGGCTAAGGAAGAAAATAAACTCGTTAAAATCGGGGCGCATACGTTCTTCAGCGACTAGCGCCGGTCAATCCGGCTTCTCGGTTTGTAGCCGCTCATTCTCGGCGCGGAGGTCGGCAATTTCTCTCTGTGGATTTATAAACACGCCGTCCCTATACTCACACCCAAGCCCTATTAGAGCCTCGGTCAAGTGTTCAATTAACTGTCCCTGTTCCCGCAGCGCGGCGGCGATAATTTCGATAGCAACTTTATCCGGTAGATCAGCGTCACACTGGGAAAATATGACATCGTAGAATATTTTCTTCGCCTGCTCGTCGTATTTGTCGCTCATTTTCGTATTGACTCCCAAAACTCGTCAAATTGACCTGGACGCAATAGCCAAGTCTCGACTCCGCACATGCTGAATAATGTCAACCATTCGGACTGGTCGGCTGTCACCTTGCCGGTTTCCGTCTTAACCTCGATGGCAATAATCCGCTTCTTTTTCCCGTTAAGGGCTATTAAATCCGGGAAGCCTTTTACCGACCTGATGCTATTGTAAGTATGATAATGAGCATACCCGGCTATTTTCAAGGCTTGTATGACTCGGCCTTGAAACATCTTTTCCGTCATCTTTGGTGCGCGTTGTTTCATTTGCTTCTTTCGATGATTCGCCAGAAAACGTAGATAATAAACATCAGCCAGATTACCACGCTCATTCGTAAGCCCCCCTCCCCCGTCGCCTGATGCTCACACCCTTGGCTTTCTCGCTTTGCCGCTTACGCGGGCGTCCATGCCTGTTACTGACATGGCGCTTGGCGGGCCGGTGCTCGGCCCAATGGTGTGTGTCGGTTATCCCGGCATCTATCCTGTCATGGATAAGCATGTGCAGGGCCAGGCTCGATACCGGATAGATACGGCAGCCACGGGGACATAGGGCGGCTTGGAGTATCCAGCCGCCGACACTGATAACGTCTTTACCAGGGGATATCATAAAAAGTGTCCATCGCAGGCAAATTGCTCGTAGCGGTAGCGTTTGGCGGCGGCTGGCTTGCGTCCATACTTGCGCTCTCTGTATTCCTTACCCCTACCGCACAATACGCATTCGGTTGTGGTAATTTCATACCAGTATTTGCGTTTGCGTTTCTTGGTTTTACCAGGGGATGTCATCTTCTTTGCCCTCAGCATCACCATCACCGACGGGACCGGCTTCGATCGGGGTTTCCAGTTTGCCGTTACTGAAAGCTATCATCACGGTATTGACCAGGGCGGCTCTGGCATTGGACCGCTCACAGATATGCTCGCCTTGGTCGTCAGGCTCCAGCAAGCAAGCCAGCTCATGGGCGGCTCTGCACACTAAAGACCAGTCGGACCAGGGAATTTTGCTATTTCGTGGTGCCTCGGCATATGAATTGGGTTTAAGCTGATTGAATTGCGCCTCTACGGATGGTGACTGAGGTGGTGGTGCCGGTGGTGGTGTGTCTGGCGCTAGACCTACTGGACCGATGATCTCGGCATCCCGGAACACCCTGCCATCTTTGCCTTGAGTTTCTTTGATGGACACCTGAAATCGCATGTTTTTCATAGGTCGAAAATCACAGAACATATTTAACCAGCCGTCCTCGCCTTTTGGTTTTACCCCCCATTTTTTACGACCTTGATATATTCTCGGCTCTTTGGTTGATGCGTCGACCTCGATAATTGGCATGTTTCCCCCCTCATGGAATATGGTTGAGATGCGTTAATTTTGCTCTTTCCGTTGCTTCCGCCGAACGTCCAGCTTCAAAGTAGTCGCGTGCGCACTCATACTTGACCTTAGCCCTTAGCTCGGCGCCTTTGGCAAGTGCCAGGTTAGTGCAATAGTCTTTGTATTCTTTGCTTCCCCTTGCCAGTCTATCCAGCTTTGCCTCGCTCTTTTCGCCGTCGTCCAGGTCATTCATAAGCGCGGCTAGGACATTCTTTTTTGCGTCGTCGAGCTGCATCCAAGTGGCATGTAACTCAGCCCAGGACTCGCCTAACTTTTCCGCAGCCACAATGCGCCGCTCCAGCAGGCTAAGGTTGCTCATTTCGTCCGTCCTACCATCGTTTCGACTTCTTCAACCACGATCCCCCCAACCTCGTCCTGTAATGCTTGTATCATTTCCGGGGTCACTTGAGACACTTTATAGAACGCATTGTCGACCTTGGCCTTGATGGCAGACTCGGACGGCTGGCAATAGTCGCGTTTGACGGCCCTGGCGTCCGTTATGCGGGCTGTCCAGCGTTTTCGAGTAGACAAGCCAGGCACCTTTGGCAGCGTGCTTGTAATAGGCGTTATGCGCGTTGGGGCCACGGCTTCGGCCAGCTTGGCATCGGCGTCCTCGGCAAAGCCCATAGCTTCCAGGGCTTCGGCATCGGCTAGGGCTGTGGCCTCCTTAATCCAACGGGCAGTACCTAGTAATTTATTTGTCTCTGCCCATGCCTCGGCATCCTTGGCTTGCTTGTAAGCCAGCGCCAGCGGCTCAACGATCCTTAAAGCCGCGGTAATGGGCTGAACATGGCTATCCCGCAGGGCTATTGCCGCTTTGTGGGAGTCATGGGCAGCTTGGATACTCGGTTTATGGGCTTCGGTTATCTTGGCGATAAGGCGTTTACAGTGAACAATGAAGTGGCCCAGGGCGCTATAATCCTCGTCGGTGCGGGCCGCCGGTATCAGCTTGGCGTTGTCTAAAACGCTCAGGGCTTGGCTGTATAGTTGCTCGCTCATTTCTCCCCCGTTTCTTTGGCTTCAGCCTCGCAATAATCACAAGGCGGCTTACATATGCCTTCGTCATGGGCTAGGCGTTGTGCCTCCCCAATCTTTTCATATTCGTAGTCGGTATCGCATTCATGCGGATATTCTTTCATTTTGCTTCCTTCCCTTGATAGTTGCGCGTTAATCTCCAGCCAGCATCTATCACAGGACTGGCTAGGGGACCGATAGAATTTAGGCGGGGTGTAATATATGCTACAAAATTGACACTGTTGTCTTGCCATAAACTTGCCTCCGTCCTTATTTGCCAGCGCGCAACTCGGCCAGCTTGCGGGTAATGTCCAGCGATAGTCGGCGCAGCTTGCCGCTGTTTTTAGTGCCTGATAAAATCTTGTCATAGTCGCCCATATCGGCTATTGTTGCCGATGCCGTGGTTTTGAAACTCGCCATTAACGTGATGAGTTCAAGGATGGTTTTCTTTGTCATTTCACCCCTCATACCAGCGCGCTGATAAACGCCCACACCAAAGCCCAAAACATCAGGCAAAACGCCAGCCCGATAATTGGTCCTAGCGGCGATCCTCTTTCAAGTTTCATCCTGGCCTCCTATTATCTGTCTCAAGGTCAATTGTTGAGTTAATTGAGTTAGCCCAAGGGCCAGGACAAAAGGGAGCTTGTCTCGTTTCTCCCACTCGATAATGGTATTCCTGGCTACGTCACACACCTGGGCAAACTTAGTTTGAGTTATGCCCAGGGCTTTACGCTCATGGCGAAGATCGGCGCCTGACTTTATCATCGTTTCACCTGTAGGGACTGCTCAATCATGCGCGTCACCTCGGCATCGACCTTGGTGACGTTGTAAATGCTACATGAGCCGATGCCGATGATAACTAGGAATAGCAGCAGGTAAACGTCTAGGTCTTTCATTTCTTTGCCTCCAGTTTGGCGAGGGCGGCGCGGGCTTTGTTGAAATGCCATTCAACGTCAAGGCCATGCCATGCTTTGAATGTTGCGCCATGTTTGGCCGGACCTTCTATATTCAATAGCGTGCGTACTGCGTCCGCAAGTTCGTCGCGCTGGGCCTCGACTGACGAGTATTGTTCTTCAGCCCAAAACGCCAACTTGCGCCATGAATCACGGTCCTGGAATGCTTCGCCTGGCGCCATAGCCAGCAGGGAATCTAATTGTGTGCAGTTAGGAGTTTTCATGGTTTTGCCTCCGTCCTCTTGAGTTAGTTTAATGCCCGCCCGTATCGCCGGCGGGCTTGGTGAGTTGCCAGACTCACGGCGCTTGCCCCTGGAAAGGGACGAGGGGCAAGGCTAAGCGGCTATCTGCTCATCAGTCTTGACCGCAGTTATGCCTTGAATATAGTCAGCCGCTTTTTGTGCTTGAGACGCCGCCCATGTCAACCATTTCTTTTGCTTCTGGTCTTTAAGGATGGTCAACCAACAATTGATGTAAGCGGCTTGGTTCTCAAGAGTGCGGTTCTCAATGCCAGCGATGCCGCATAGGTAAGATGCGCAGAACTCAGCGACTAGCTCTTCTTTGCTATACTCATGGGAACCAAACCCATGTTGGTTGTTCAAGTCACGGTTCAGCCGCGTCTCATGCCCAGTGCTATGCCCTAGTTCATGGAATAACGTCGCATAGAACAATTCAGGGTTATCGAATTGACCAAGTTCGGGAACCGTAACCGAGTCATTAAGCGGCGAGTAAAATGCTTTGTTAGACGGTCTTACATTGATGGTTGGCGCGCATGGCATGGCGGCGACTATCTTTTCCGCTGAGTCTATCTTCTCATGGTCTTTCTTGGGTGCTTCACTCAAGTCTGGAACCTTGAGACCTTCGCATTGGTCCGTGTTGAACATTGGAGTGTAGCGAAGCATTGCAAAGGTATCATGTTCACCGTCTTCGTTAACTTCTTTCTTCTCAATGGTACTAAAGAACACGACAGGACATTGAGACTTTTCACCTTTGCGGACATTACCACCGAGACTTGCGGCTTGCTTATACGACACCCAAAACGGGGACTGGTATCCTAAGCAATGCGAAGTGTAGGATAGTAAGAAAACATTGATACCACGATATGCCTTTGTCGAGACAAAATTACGAGGCATTCCAGACTTGCCGCCAGCCCACGGTTTTTGCCAAGGTACGGCGCCTTTCTCTAATGACTCGACTACTCTGTCCGTTATCATTTTGTAAACATCCATTTCTTTCTCCCTTTCCATTCTCCCGCTTGGCAGCGGGTGTTGAGCACGTTGGTGTTAGAAACCTAGTTTCCATCGTTGATTGTTCATATCCATCGCAAAAGCATCATTCCAAGTGGCGATATAGATAGCATTGTCTGAGTATGCTAAAAGCCCTTTGTCGAATGTCCTAACATACTGCGCAAGCCAGCCAGTTTCCTTAGAGAAGTCTTCATATGTCAATGCTAGTTTTTCCATTTTCGTTCCCCCTTTGCACTCCCATTAAAGCAGGACTCATGCCAGATAACAGCGCAAGTCTAAGTGCGCAATAACATTACATTCACATAGCGTAGCAGTCAAGGAAATTCAGGCAATAGTGCCATGTTTATTTGCACTAGCTATCACTTGGCTTGTAAGTATGCGATATTATTGAGTCAGGCAATAATGCCTTGTTTTCTCAGGAATGCCCGATGAATTTATGGTTGACATTAGAGAGCGATAAAACTAGCGTATTGTGGGGTCAGTAATATCAATGGCATGGCGGGAGCCTGCACTCCCGCCCTCTGCCTAACCTTGCAGGGGGTTAAAATGAGCATTCGAGCGATAAACTGGGCATTCGAGCAGAAGGTCGGCAGTGCCTCAGCCAAGCTTGTACTTATCAAGCTTGCCGATAATGCCAACGACGATGGCGTATGTTGGCCGTCTCATCGTTACATGGAGCAGCATTGCGAGCTGTCCAGAACTGCCATTAAAGAGAATATTAAGAAGTTAGTGGCATTGGATCTGTTGACTATCCAGGAACGTTTCAAGGATGGCGTGCAATTGCCTCACGTTTATCACCTCAATATACTCGCCAGTGACTGCCTACCAGTCCAACGCAGTGCGGGGGGGGTGGGTCGCCAAGTGACCGGGGGTGGGTCGCCAGCCGACCCAAGGGTGGGTCGCCAAACGACCACAGAACCATCATATAAACCATTAATTAAACCTAAGTCTCAGAGCGAAGAGCCAATTAAATTGGCAATTAAGAATGAAGACTCGGAGCAGGTAAGTAGGAATAAACCCCCAAGACAGAAATGCGAAGCACTTAAATACATGGATAGCATCATAGAACAAAACAAGGACCTTGCGCCGGCTGCGAGCATTTTAGACATTGCCGGGCTTGGCCGTGGTAATGGACACTGAATAATGCCTCCAGCCAATAATGCAGTTTCCCTACCAGGTGCATATCAACTCAAACGCATAGCAGTATTCAAACCTCTAAAACCTCGTCAGCTTAAGTTCATATCAGGTCTACTCAGAACGTCCTTCATGGTCGAGCGTGCAGCTAAGGTAGCTGACGTTGAATGGAGATCACATTATCGGTGGATGCAACAACCTGATTATAAACAAGCTGTTGAATACGCTAAGGATATACTAGGTGATACTCTAGAGGGTAAGATGTTGGCTGATGCTATCGAAGGTAGAGAGGTGCCGATAGTCTATAAAGGTAAGGTAACAGGTAATATCAGGGAAGTGTTTTCCTCCGAGCGTATTGCACTCCTAAAAGGCTTAAAACCTCAATATAGAGAAGGGTTTAGCTTGAATTCAGTTGGACCAGTAGCATTAGCTATTTCTTATCCATCCTCAGGAAATAGGGCAATAACACCC